TCGGTCGGAGTTGGACTGACGTGCGTCTTTGTCCGAGATCGAAAGACCACCAGCATAAGGTATAGGTAAATTAATAGCTGCGTCATGTCTGAGCTTCTTTGCCAAATCGGTATAGTGTTTAAAAGCCTGGGAGCAAGCTTCACTTACTGCTCCTACTTTAGTGTCCACTTGTCGGGCGAACTTAGCAGCTAATGTCTCGGCACCTTTGGCCGCGGCACTCCTATTGTTCCCCTCAAGGGTAATTAAAGCGTTAATCTCTGCATCCTGAAATAGAATATCATTCTTATCAGTATCGCCGATATAGAATCTAACTTCGTCCTTACCGGATTTTGTTGGATCTCCACTGTAACTAAAAGACACTCAAGGCCCCCTTTATTTGCTAGTATTCACTTTACCAGTCTTTTTCTTAGATGTCTTTTTTTTGGTAGTCTTTTTCTTACTCTGAGACTTAACCTCGACATTAGAATTGACTGGCTCAGAAGCAACTTCTGGGTCCTCTTTAGGTTTACTATACTTGGCTTTGACTCGTTCCTTATTCTCTTCTTGCTCTTTACGCCACTTGGGATCGTCGTGATCTTTGGAACGAAACTTATCTTTAATTGCTGCTACATCCCCTACGAAAACTAGGGTGCCAGCACTCATGTGCGCTCTAATAACGGAATCCTTCCAGTCCTTAGCCTCTGGGACTGAGTCACCTGGATATCTCATTGAGCCATCATTCATTCGGATTGGTCTACGACCTACGGTATACATTCTGAAAACTCCTTGCATATATTTATGTAAAATGGACCCCTGCCACGAGAGCAAGAGTCCTAATTCAAGTTTATATTAGGTTAATATGTCTACGAAAAACACACCTAAATCCGAGGCGATCTGCTTAGTATCGAAAGCGATTTCACCCTCAATACGATCAGAAGCAAGTTTCTCCATGCGGAAAGACTTCATTCTGCTACCAGCGGCACCAGCTCCAAACATACCTTTCCAAGAAAAGATATACCCGGCAGAAGGGGTCAAAAGACCTGGGCTTGGATTACTGTAGGACAATAATGCCTCTTCAGTTCCCATGATGAACTTCATATTCCGACTAGCTCCCTCAATAGCTTCGTTATTAGTTGCGCGAGCAACCACATAACGGTCTACTTCAAAAAGCATTGCTAGGATATCCTCAGTTACCACACCTGTTTGAGTGTACTTGATACGATCTAGGATCGAAGCGTTCGACTTTAAGGCTCTGTGTACCTGGGGGGTCACAGTTAGTACGTTTGGACGGAAAGAAGTTTTCTCCATCATTGCTTCCATTTGGGTCAACACATCATCAACAGGATCGGAAGCAGCCGCATCCCATTTAGTTCCAGGAGTGATATCACCACCAGAAGTTGAACCAGTCCAAATACTTGTTTGAAAGAAATCGGCAGCGAATTGCTTCTCTCTTCTTAGTAACATTTTCTGAGTTACGAAGATTGTTGCATCACGATCTGGATCGATATGCTCATCTGAATTTGAACGAACATCATCATCAATATCTTTGTGATAAGCATACTTCTTAGCGAAATATGTGTTCGATTGATCAAGATCGTAACCACCACCGGCAGATTCCGTTCCTGGGCCTCTTTCCTTCGCATCATCCCTAAACCAGTTATCTTGAGGATAAACAGTAAAGATATCAGACTGCTTGTTAACGGGAAGAACAGGGAAAACCTGGTCAGCCACATAACGACTCTGATCCTGGATAAAAGCGATGGAGATATTTGTTAGTGGGCGATTAACATGTACGTCGCCTCTAGTTGGTTGTGACATAGCTTAGCCTCCCTTTATTAAGCCAATAATTGACCGGAAAGACCGACCACTTTAACAGTTAAAATTTCATCCGCATTTGCAGCAGCTTCTAAGGCCACAGCAACAACATGCTTACCAGATGCAGCGGTGATCAACTTCCCGTTAGCATCAGCAGCCAACTTATCTCCAATGGAGAAAGAAGCGCCGGATACAGCTTTCGAGATTCCGTCCATATCAATCTCACAACCTTGACCAGTCTGAGGTTTGTTCTGGAGCATTGCCGCAGCTAAATCTCCATCTCCTGCGAGAACGAGATCACCATTTCCGTCTAACTTAACAGCGAGGAATTGACTTAAACTCAAGTCCGCGCCAGCTTTTAATATTCCTGGTTTAAATCCTGGTACTTCAACAGCCATTACGCCACCTCTCTTTGTGCTTTATACTCTTCATATAAAGACGGTTGTTCTTTCATTACCTTATCAATGGCCTGTGCATTGGACAGTTTAGGATCGGCTTTACGCAACTCTACAGCCGCCTTTTCGATCTTGTCCCATGCGTCGGCACCCGCATCATTTCCACCAGTCGTCCCAGTTTCCTTGAGCAATGCAGACTCTTTTAAGGCAGCATCTGCGCCTTTCAAAATGCCTTCAAATTTATCATATGTTTCTTTGTCCATGGACTCAGAAGCCGCTTTCATAACCGTAGCTATATCGGCTTTGTCCCCTGGAAGGTTCTTCATTGCGGAAGCCTTATCAGCGAACTCTTTATTCAAGCGAATCTCACGCTCTTCCTTGATTACTTTCTCAAGGTCCTGATTCTGCTTCATTAGAACTTCATTTTGCTTAAAGATCTCATCAGCAGTTTTCGCCACAGGTGCGGGAGTTATATCTTTATTATCTTTACTCACAGGCTCCTCCTTTGAAGGCGTGTTTTTATTTACTGTATCATCTTTCTTGTGGTCGATAGAAGGAGTTTCTACTGCCTTCTCAATATTCCCACTTAAGATAGTCATCAGCTCAGTGATTTTCTCTTCAGGAAGATCGCCTTTGAGAGTCTGAACAAGCTTCATCGTGCCTTTCACAGCGTTGATGAAATTATCTCTCTTCTCACCCTTCTCGATCAAAGACTCGGGGAAGACCTCATTGATTTTCTCATCAATCTTCTTCTCATCCGTAAGTCCTGATTTTAGTATTTCGTCCAAAAATGCTTTCATTAATTCCTCCCGATCTTCGGTTTTATATAGTAGAAACTTTCTTTTATTCGCTCCACGCTTCACTAATGAAACTTCATGGATTTGAAGGTCACTTAGGCGATTTACTTTCTTATGCTTTCCCATAAATTAACCTCTACTCCACAAGCCTAAATTATTGTTCTGGAGAACGCAACCCGAATCCTCCGATTGAGAAAGCCTGGATCTCACCTTCAAGAACTAAAGCCCATAATTCATCGTCCTCAACCTGGACTCCTAGGACCCAAGAACCCTTTGAAACCTTCTGCTTACCAAACTGCCCTTTCTGCGAAAAATCAACCGGAGATATATATGACTCGATTGGTCTAGCATCGGCTTTTTTAAGGTGTCTGAATCCTATGACGCGGGAATTCTTAAGGAAACCATGCGCCGCCTTCTCCACATCTTCTTTTGAGATAATGTCATCCTGAGAATCCACGACCTCTGGTTCAAGGACAACTCCAAAAACCTGACGCTTTTCTTCATCAATCTTAAAGATCTCACATTCATATACTGCGTCAAACTCCTGCTCATCTTCTTTCCTCAACGAGCCCACAACAACCTGGACCCCGTCTATATACTTTAGAGTCCTGAATGAGTTAGAAACGAAATCTTTCTTGAGCTTCTGTGGGAAGTCATAATGAGAATCTGTCGCAGTAAATGGACTTACCTTGAATCCGTTAGTTTTAGCGAGGTCAATGGCCTCTTTTTCGGTGTATCGGCTTTTACTGACTAGTAATGCTCGCATCCCATCAACAGCCCGTAGAGGCGACTTATGCGTCTCTTCTTTCTTCAAGTCCATATTCAAATCAGTTACCTCATATCCCAAAGCAGCGAGAGCTATAACTTGAAAGGGATCCAAGTCAGACCCACCAGTTTCTTTCTTAACTTCAGTAGGTTGGTTTTTATTGGGCATGAATATACCTTTCAGGACTTCCATGAACTCCGAACTCTTATTCATAACTCGATTCAACAACTCTGATGCCGTTGGTAAAACGTCTTCTTCGGTGAGTTCTCTGGGGCCAAATCTTAGCGCGAAAGAACCAGCCGTCTCAGACCTGATGACTTCACCAGATGGGAGTACGATCCAATGGATATGACCTCCGTCAAAACCCGACGTTTCATACATTAAATTATGGGAATGTTCCCCATCCTCTATTGTCATCATTTCAATGAAGCCTGGGAGGATAAGTAAATGCTGGTGATCAGAAGCATCAGGCCAGGCCCAATCAGCACCCCTATTCACGACATGCCAATGCTCACCATCCTCTACAGTCACTACCATCCGACCATCAGGGAGAATGAATAGATGCCTGTGTGCACCATCTTTTCGAGTAGCCTTATTCTTCCTGTCTAATAAATGAGCATGGAACCCTGATTCTGGTTCTCCATCTAGGAACCCCTTTAGAATATCAATGGCTTCTGTATTGCCTTCTTTTTCAGCTTTCTCAATTAACTCTTTATACTTCATGGTTCCCCCATTTATCTCATTTTAATCAAATTCTATTATAAGTCCAGATCGACAGTTTACATGAGCTGGTGGGTGATCAAAAGACCCGCCCACAACGCTCGACCAGAACACTTCATCTAATAGCACAGATTGACCATCGAGTTCATTGCAGATCTGAGATGTTCTCCCATCTCGAATCGCGACCCAAGTCTTGCGTGATTTTGTTCTTTCAATCAACCCTAAATCCGCAGCCTGATGCCAGGTCTCTACTTGGCCGGCATTGACAGCCCTAGTCATTTCCGTACGAGCGATAGCATTAGCCCGAACCTCAATCATCCGATCCCTTTTCCTCTGAACCAGACGCTCTAGCTTGACTGGGTCCTTGATATCCTCACCCTGTTTGGTCCTAAAGTTAAATAAAGCGATCTCCATTTTTGGTGTGAGACCTATGATATTTTTCACAGTTTTAGCCGTTTGTCTGGGAGTCACTCCTGCGAAAGTAGATCGACGAATGACATTATGAACGACCTGTCTGGTATCCTCATTAATAGAGACTATAAGTGCTCCTATATTTCTCTGAAGGAAACGGGCTATTCTGGGATTCTTTTCATCAAAGGCTAATGAACTTGCGGCTGAAGGAAGGGACTTTACTGAGGCATTCCCCGCGGCAATCATCGCAATCCTACTCTGGTCCACTAAGCCCTGGAGATCATCCTCCACGAAATTAAATGGTATGATATCTTCTATCTGAGCTATCTCTCCAGAAATAATCATCTCCTCCACTTGCTTGGAGTTGATTCTATCTCTCAACTTCTCAAGTGCCAAAATTATAAGCAATGCAGTTTCAGGCTCCATATCATCAGCGATCTCAAACATACGGAGGAAATCTAAGTTCTCCGGTAACTCAGTCTGTTTGTGAAGCTTTTGTTTCTGGATATGTTTATACCCGCCACAGTTACATTGAAATCCCACTATTTCTTCCTCGTCCCTACTTCAATAAGAGCCAAACTTAAGAGAGGTAGCCAAAAAATACACGTTAAACAAAAACAAGCGATCTTGAAATAATCCTCATTCATTAGAGGGTGTCTATCTTCCTTCTCCAACTCATCCCAGATGGTAGATGACCAGAGAAATAATCCTGCTCCAATACATATGTACCAGACGACCCACGACAATTAGGTTGCTCCTTCAGTTCCGCCATCACGTCGACCAGTTGTAGCGTCCTCTTGCTTCTCAGGCATATTACCAACTCTTCTCAAGAAGTTCTCAAGGTCATTATCTGGGAACAACTCAGCTCCAGCTCCAGCAAGCTTACCTATATATTCACCCAATACTTTCAGATCCACGCTCTCGATATCACCTGGAACGATCTTCGGTAAACGATCGGTCGGCATACCATTGACCCTAAATAATCTCGCTATAGCAACTCTGTTCAATACTTGACTGATAGAGTTAAGCCACGCACCTAGGGCAGTAGCAAACATATTGGTCTTGTCACTTGAGAGGGAGAATGATCCAACCTTCTCATGCCCCAATAGAATGAAGTCAGCGAGGACTGTAATAGCAATATCCTTTGAGTATCTACCTATGATTTTTGAGGTATCAAATTGTCGGGTACCGCCAGTAGAGAGGAGTTTGAGTTCGTACATTAAATGTCCATTCTCATCTCTAATAGCAGGGAATATGACCCCTTCTTGCTCGTCTCTGCGGATATTGGTGACGATTTCACGAATAGCATTTAGGATTGCTTTTTGTTGAGGTGTGGCTCCAGCAGCCATGATATCTGGAGGGACAAGTGCCACTGGAAGACCAGCCAAATCTCTCTCAATTCCAATCCCTTCAATGTTCTCAATTTTCTTCTTAAAGTACCAAGATCTATAAGCATTTCGGAGAATTGATCTTCCCTCTGGATTATTCTTCCTGACTCTTGTGCGGAATAATAGGGCTTTCTCCATAGGGATGAAAACGTCTTTAGATTGATCGTTTATTTGCCAGAAACCTAGGATATCACCAGCCGGATTAAAGGACCATCGAGTAATAGTTTCTTGGGCTCTGAGGGGTAGTTTCCTCCAGCCAAATTTACCATCAGTGAATCGAGAGTTGCGTTCTGGATCTTCCGAATCACCATCTCTTTTCTTATAAACAATCTCATGGGGTGAGAACCCATAGATCAACATGGATAGGATCTCTGATATAAAATCCTCCCAGGTCATCTCCATGTCATTCATATTCTGTCTGACAAACTCAGCGTTTAGCTCATCTGCCTCAATATCATTCTCAAAGGGCTCAACTCGCCACTCAACGTTTCTAATGAGCATCTCAATGACAAATAGGATGGCTCCAATGATGGCATCATTATCGGACATTTCCCTGTAGGTCTTGACTCGCCTATTGCCGGTGAGTTGTTTGAGAAATTCTTCGTGAATTACCCCACTAAATTGCTTGAGGCCGGTGGAACCGAGTTCTGTCATATCTCCAGCTTGCTTCTCAATCGTCTCACTCATAAAACTCTCCTATAAATTGAAATCTGAAACCTTTTTCATCGACACCGGTATTACATCTACGGGTCTGTTCATCTGTAACCTTATCAGGGCTTGTGTGGTCGCGTCCACTTGGTCCTTGTATTTCGAGTTTGGAAAAGTCGCGAACTCCTCAATATAATCCTTCACCCACTCCTTCACGTATGGTTGAGGGAGATGAATATTCCCAGCCTCAAACATCGGTGATACTGCTTCGGCTCGCATTTCCTTCGAGTCCTTTGCTATGATTGGAATGATACCAGCAATCTTGTCTTTAAGTGTAGTTATAACCGCTGCTCCATTCGCTGCTTTCTCGATCAATATCTGTGTGACTGACGGGTACTTCTCCTGAAATGCTTTAATAGCCCTAATCTGTCCAGTGAAATTCAACCTCTCTCTAACCTGATCAATTAGATAGCAATTAGGCCACTTAACACCCCATGTCTGACCCACGTTATACGCAGAGTCGCTTGTAGCATCAAATGATAAATCCCATGTCTGTATGAGAAAATCCACATCAGGCTCACCATCATAGAATTTAAACCAATCTCTCAGGAACGTGATCCCTTCTTCTGGAGCTGGTCTCTGGTCATATAGAGCTGCCCATTTATTCGCACTCATCCCTCGTTTAGTCTGTAAGAGATCAGCCTCATCAAATCTCTGAGGACATAGGGCTTGTCCTATATCTCTTCCCAACGGATCATTGGCTTCCGCGATCCCAGGCAAAGAAATATGCTCCCAATCATCCCCATGCTCATTAAGTAGGAATCCGCATAAGTCATCTTCATGCCACCTCGTCATAAGAACTATAATTGAGGCGCCAGGTTCTCGGCGAGTGTAGAAGACTGATTCAAACCAATCCACAGCCCTCCTTCTCATCGCTGGTGAATGAGAGTCTTTCCAGTCCTTAAAAGGGTCGTCAATAATGCCTAGATCAAACCCCCGACCAGTTAGACCGGAGTTAATCCCTGCGGCAGTCATCCCACCGCCAGCTTTCGTATTCCAACGATTAGCTGCCTTCGAGTCAATTCTCAGACTAAACCTAACGTCATCATTCCAATTAGCTTCGTTTCTGACCTTTCTCCCAAACTCTGTTGCGAGATCTGAATCATATGAAGATATGACGACTCTCTTCGTGGGCCACAAATCCAGATACCAAGTGGGGGTCCAATATGAGATGAATTCTGACTTACCATGACGGGGTGGCATATTAACTATTAGCCGGCCATTTTTAGTCATCACAGTCTTTACAACACGTCTACCGATATGCTGAAGGTGATTGTATTCTGACCATCGACCACCGGAGACCTGAGCTGCGTACTTATGAGGCAACCATCTCCATGATTCTGAAGGATCTATTTGTATGTTCGTCATATAAATTATCTCGTTTCATTCTGCACACCGTTAAACTTATTTGATCTCGTCAGATGCCAATTAAAGCAATACTGGCAAGAATACTTGAACAGTTTATCACCCTTTTTATTGGCCTTCTTAATCAAATGATCTGCTAGACCTTCAGTATAGGGTTTCTTTAAAAGACATGATTTCGACCAGTGATGGGGAGATCTTCTTACCTTCTTATGGGCTTGTGTGCTCACGCGGCAGCTCCGATCGTAGTTTCCTTATCCCCATTGCTGCAAGTATGTCGAGTCCTCTCTGGGCTCTTACTCCTGCGTTTTGCTCAGACTTAACGATCTCCTTCAATATCTGCTCACAATGCCACAGACCCTTAGCCATATCGACTTGCCTTTGAAGGTGCATCTGCTTAATCTCCTCGAACTCCACTACCCTTCTATTAGCTACTTCTAGCTTATTCTCACAGTTTCTAAAGGCTTGTTGATCGAGTCGGAAATTAACCAACCCACTCTCTACAGATTTCTTACAACAGTCATTCATTTGTCATTCTCCGAGTCCCATACAGTGATCCGATTCTTTGCCTTGTAGAGTCCGTCAGGTGAGATATATGGTCGCCCCAATCCTGCGAGGTCCTCTAGGCTACAATCAATTCTATTCTCTATATCGGCCAGATAAATGAGTTCCGAGCAGTAGAGGAATTCTGGCCCCATCATAAAGGTAACGTCATACTGTGCCCCTTCCATTTTGAAGACTTTCGCAATCATTTGTTCTATATAATCCTGATCTCTATCCGCAGGGAACCTACTACCATTAATTCCTTCAAATCTGATGATCACAACCCTATCGGCCTCTTTACAAAGGTCAAAAAAATGAGACTTCGTAAACCCTTTATGGGTCATCTCAGCTATCTCATAAGTCGCTTCCTTGAATGGAAATTCATCTTTACGAACACAGAAAGCAGCATGGGCAAACTCTCCTGGGATTAGCTTAGTTGTCAGCTTTCTTTTATCAATAGTTAGGATCACATCTCCAGGCTTTAGGAGCCGATATCCTCTATGATAAGCTTTCCCCCTCATGTCTGGGTAATAGGTAGTGAATCGAATAAAGGGAATGACATTGATTAGAGTCCATCGGTAGAGCTTTAATCTCATCAATCTTGTAATGAACCACTTCTTCACTCATGCCCCCCATCTAACGGATGCGCCCCAGAAGATAAGATTCCAGTAGGTCCAAAGTCCTCCATAGTAGGTGACACTGATCTTTCTTCGTCGCTTTTTAGGCGGTCCAACCATGTGTCTCTCATCTCTTGTAAATTCCACTTATATAGGTGAATTTTGTTGTAAAGTGTTTTCAGCGAAATGCCTAAAGATTTGGCAGCATGAGACAGAATAGGAATGCTGGCGGGATAATGAGTGACCTGATGGGCATGACTGGAACTGGAGTTGGTCTCCT